ACTATGTAAGTATCGCACACGGGGGTGGGTCTTGGCGACCCACCCCCGCATCCGAAAGTGACTCGATTGAAAGATCAGGCGTTGGTGACGATCTTGCAAACGGCCGAGTCGGTGATGAGACCGAAGCCCCAGATCGAGTACCACGCAAGGGCGTGCTCACGACCGAAGTCGAGAACGCCACCATCACGAAGCTCTACTGGAAGCGAGATGGCATGACCGAAGGCATTGTCACCAAGCATGATGGCTTCGAACTGCTCAGTGTCCTGAGCAACGGTGTAGTCAGACGGCCAACGCTGATCCCAGCCGGGAGTAGCAAGAGCGTCCGGCTCAGCCGTTGACGACTGGGAACCGGGGGCACCCGAAAGGGTAGCCGGACCGGAGGCCAGAGCGCCGGACTGAGCACCGTAGTAGTCGGACTGAGCGCCCTGAGGACCAACCAGACCACCATTGGTGGCCGAGGTGGTGGCGGAGTCAAGACCACGGTAGGCAACAGCGCCGCCGTTGTCGTAAGACTCAATTACACCATAGGTGCCGGGACGGCCAATCTGAGTGGTCTCGATGAAAACTACGTCATAAAGACGACCGATCTCACCAAGCATGAAGTTACCGGGAGCGGCATACTTCGAAACTTCGATGAACTCGGGGGTGTCACGAAGCTGACGGCTCTGCGACGGATGGATGAAGCAGACGTAGGTCTCGCCGAGACGGGGAATGTTCTTGCTTGAAAGCTCAAGAACAGCGTCCTTGACGGCGTGCGGGGTAAGGAAGAAGCCACCGTTACCGATGGTGGATGAGGTACCCTGCGTACCCTTGTTGTAGATGCCATAGCCGGTGGTCAGGTCGGTCGGGCTGGAGTAGCCGTAAACCTTGCTGGTAGCCGACTGAAGCGTCTCACGGGCCTGAGTGTCCATGTACAGAGCCATGTTGCGGCCAAGAAGACGTGAGGCAGAAGCCATGACATCGTCGAACGAGGCGTTAAGCAGAAGCTCGGACACGGCGATGGCGAAGCCATGCTCGGCCACGGTGATGCGGTACTGCTGAGCGGTGATGCCGTAGGTCTTCATACGGATACCTTCAACCAGCGGACCCGAGGGGATCGGAAGGTTGTTGTAGCGCATGAAGTTGACGGTGAGACCCGGCATAACGCCAAGCTCAGTCTTCTTTACAGCGAACTGCTCGAACCGGAGAACCGGCATGGCCTGAAAGAGGATCTCCTTCGACCAAACAGTTTGGATAGCGGGACCCATGAGCGAGGTACCAGAGGTGATACCTGCGCCATAGCCGCCAGTTACGTTAGCGCCGACAAAGTTAGCGGCGTAACCTGAGGGGGCGGCATCGTACGCGCTACCAGCCATGCCGGTAGCGACACGGTTGGTACCGGTAATGCCGGACCCGGTGGGGAGTTGCATAGCCATTAGATTGTCCTCCTATATGGACTTGGCTTAGTTAATATGGGGTTTACTTCTCTGCTCAGCCTCGGTACTGACGGCCAGCAGCATTAAGAAGGCTCGCCCGATAGCGTTTATACGTTTCCATGTCCATTGACCGGATATCATCCGGCGTAATCGATTCGTATGTCTCCATTTGCTCCAATGGCCCTACAGGAGGAGCAGTCGGAGCCGCTCCTCGCATTGACTGCCGCTGGGTTGATGCAACTGCATCAAAGTTCCCCATAATGGCAGATGTTCGTGCCTTCATCTCTTCGATGAAAGCATCGATCTCGACTTCAGAGTTCCCGGTGATGAGATCCCGAAGTTCTGGAATGATGTACTCGGATTCTTGAGCGATTCGTGCTTGGCGATACTGCTCCAGTTCATTGAACCGGCGCTCACGCTCGAAGACTGCTCGGTCTTGTTCATAGCGGTTCTCAAGTTCAGAGAAGCGATCAGACCACTCCTCCTCCTTCAGCTTCAGGAGGTCTCGGGTTTCCATCTTCTCTTCCTCTTCACGACGAGCACGCTCAATCTCAGCCTGCATCTCGGCGATACGAGCAGCTTCCTGCTCTTCACGCTCCTTAGCGATGGCCTTCAACTGATCGTCCATTGACTGAATTCGGCCGTAGAGCTTGTCCTTCTCCTCACGGCGAACTCGTTCGAGATCCTCTTCTGTATAGAAGTTGGATGTAGCTGTGTTAGTTTCGACGTTGTTGGTCATGTACTGGGGATTACCCAGCGGGTTTCCTGCCATGGTTTCAGCCTGAACGTCTGCCCATGTCGCCGCCAAACGAGGCGCTTCCTTGGGGTCTGCTCCGACGATGAAACCGTCATTCGTGTCAGTAACGTCCTGCGACATATTTGCACTTCCTTTTCAACAGTATGTTTTCCGTTGCTATAGTTATAGCACACTTTATACTACACCAAAGAATGCGGAAACCTTTTATCAGTCAAAATCTTCCCGCTCAGGAGGATTCGTCTGATAGGCACGCATCATGATCTCATTAGCCAAGTTGGGATCAACAGCTGGGGCCATACCTGTTACATTGCCCTCAGCGTCTGTCATAGCCTGACCCGGCATTACTAGCGGTTGACCGTCCGGCGTCATGCCGGTGGCCTGAATGATGAACTGCGACGCCTGAGCCTGAATGAGGTTAAGAGCAGCCTGCTCCTTCATGTCCTCAAGCATCTCATCATTGATCTCTGACAGCTTCTGGTCAGCGAACATCTCACCCATGTCCTTGAGAGCGCCACGCTTGGATTCAAGACCCATTGCCATACGGGCCTGAATCTCATTGATCTTGATCAGGTTGTCCACTGGGAGCGGCTCTGGCCAATGAATAGTCGACTGATACGTAACCGGATCAGCCGGATCAAGACGGTCGTACTGTCCGGGGCGTAGCGGGACAGTAGAGATATAAGGATTGAACATAAGAGACTGAGGCTCTTTGACTGAAGCATGAAGAATGATCAGTTCATTGATCCGCTTGAACAGGCGGTTGTACTGGATCTTCTTCAAACGATACTTGTGAATAAGCGGCTGATACTGAACGGCCAGAGCGGTACCACTGGTGTTGGAGATGGGTTGCATCTGACCAAGAGCCTGAGCAGGAACACCCGTCATCTCGTGCATACCCTGCTTCACCAGTTCCATGTATCCCATGATGCCTGCGAAGTTTGTCTCCATAGACAGGTTCTCAATACGAGCGTCCTTGGTACCGATGGTCCAGACTTTCTTCGGCCCCTTCTCAAGGTTCGAAGCCTTCGCACCGATAATCACCGTCACAGGGCTACCGTGATAGTTGATGATGTCGGAGACCTCAGTTGCCTTCTCATTGAACTCACGGTTCAGCGAGATGATGTCCGTGATGTCCGCAAGGCCCCACGGCGAAGATGCCACAGGAATATTCTGCGTATACGCAATTGGAATCTCGCCCAGCGGGTTGGGGCGGATATCAATACGCTCGTCATTGATGTACTCCTCGATGGTGTCCTCAGTAAGGATCTCCGTATAGGTGAAGACCTGACGAGCGCCGTCTGACATCGTTCCCCAGAACTTGTACTTCAGCTTGAAACGGATTAGGCGAGTACGATCATGGGGGTGCCATTCCGGGAAACAGAAGGCGGGGTTGAGCGGAAGAATGCGGAACTTGCCGGGACGAGTACGACCCACCGGATCAACGAACGGCTCCTCATAAGCAACCTTGACGAACACGTCTCCAGATACCGAGCCGTGCTGGCCGATCTCCCAGAGAGTGCTCTCCTTATCGTTATCATGTTCCCATGCCCGCTTCAGGAGATAAGGAATGATCGCTTCGGTGGCCTCAGGAGAACCGAACTCAATCCCCTTGCCGAACGTGAAGTTGACAAGATAATCAGAAAAGGCTTTGACGTAGTTGAACGAAAGCTGAGACTCACCAAGCTCACGACGGTATGCCCAATGATGACCTAGGTACCTTTATAGCCAAGCCCAGTTACTTGCATAACGGTTAAGTCGAGGTCCATGGACCTCAAATTCTTCGTCAGCAAGTTCAACTAGGCCCAAGGGACTGATCGCTACTGTTAGATCTGATGCCGCCGCTCGGTAAGAGGGAGGATAGAAATTTAGAGACACTGTCCGGTCACCTCCTCTCCTACTACGGCACTATCACGCTGACGCTGTGCCTTCAAATAATTGATAGCTCGTTGCAAGATTTCTACATCGTCCTTAAAATAGCCAAGTCCGGGATTACAGGTATGGCAAAGAATTCCTCGTACCTTACCACTAATGTGGTCATGGTCAACATGGGGGCGGGATTCTACTAGAGGAATAAGGCATATAGCACAACGTCCTAATTGAGAATCATATATGTCATCCCAATCTTGAGCTGAAAGTCCGTATTTAGCCTTTAGTTTATTATTACGCTCATAAATCTTTTGCTCGAAAGTTATTCGTCTATTGTTTTGAATCAATAAACGAGTATGCTTATTTCTACATTTGCTAGAGCAGTAGTAATCATTCCGAAGACGGGCATGGTATACGTAATTTCCAGCTTCAATAGACTTTTCACATTTTGGATGAGCGCAGTTCACGGGAACGGAAAGCACTAGTACTTTCCTAAGCTTCCCGGTTCCGTCATCTATAAGTTGAAAAGTCATACGTATACCACTCTATCATAGGATTTGGTTTTATTTACCTAACGCCGCTAGACTACACGACATGATCGAACTTACCGAAGAAGAATTTAATAAAATCTATAAGGCTCTTCAAGCTGTTAATAATCCGTATTCTAAAACCGATGTAGATATCCTTGTTACCATGGAATTTTGGGCATGGGAGGCCGTTCAAGAAGCTGCTAAGAGAAATAAGGTTGACCTACTCGATTAGGGCCTTTACTCTTAGTGTCGTTCTGACGCTCAATCCCATGCTTACCGGCTACCCAAAAAATGGCCTGTGCTTCATGAGGTAATAATCCCCCGAACGCTCTAGGGTTGATTCTTTGAGCCGAGGCAGTACTGGCCCTCACGACATTTTCCATGTCTTGATAACGGGTTGGTGTTCCCCTAACAGGATTATGGGATCGGTCTACTCCTCGATTAGAGTAAGTCCATGGCACCATTCGGTTAGCAATCATGTCGTACATACGACCGTCAATTGTCACTCTATTAGATGCTTTTGGCCTAAGTATATTGTCATAGAAAGCCATACGCTTAGGATTGGTTACTGGGTCTATAAGATCTTCCATAGAACCTTTATTTAAAAATAGATCTCTAGCCGTAACTATAGCTAAATCCTGTGCTCTAGCAAGATTAGGTGCATGAGCAGAAAGTATTGCCCTTGCTTCTGGGGTACGATTTTCCTGTTTAGCAGAATGCTCAATAACAGCCCAATCACCCTTAGTCAACTGTTCGCTAAGATTGTGCATCTGACCAATAGCATGAACATTATTTTGATCATAGTCCATGCCGGGAGACACCAGTGATAAGATACCGGCACCCTGAGGTTTACTAATTCCAGCATCTCGGGAATCCTGTAAGGCAGTCCTGCTCTGCTCCCC